CTTACGGGGCCCCAGGGTGCAAGTACAGCAGTCACATACCCCATAGCCGGTCCGTCTGATCCCCTCGTCCCTAGTCTATTAAGACTAGGGTCGGGGATTCAGATAACCGACTCGGGTATGTAATTCCCTGAATCAACAGGGAGAGACCAGAGGAGCTCTGATGCGCTTGGATGACCTCTCAGGGGAAGTCCGGAACACAACAACTACCAGAAAGCGTGCATTACCCTTTACGGGTTCTGTAGGCATAATGGAAAGTTGGAGTGACCAGACTACACCACCACCTTCGTATACCAAAACGGTAACGAAGAATTCGTGGGCCCCGAGTAACCTCCAAGGGACGCAGGTAACTACGTCCGAGAACCATCCGGGTTGGAAACGTCGCCGTTATGGTGACATTACCGACCAGGGCGGGAACTTTCGCTCAGAGAAAACTTACGTTAGAAACCTTAAGGTTTCTACCGGAACGTTCTCCTGGGCGTCAGTTCGGGATGGATATGGACAACACGGATATACATACCGTGGTCCTATCCTTCCTCATAGCATGAGCGGCGTAACCTTTCCTCCTTCTGCGGCGTCTTCTGACGCTGTTTTGAATGCAGTTGGAGCTGAGGCCGTCGCTGATGTTAAGCCGACCAATAACGTCGGAGAGCTTACTACTGCTCTAGTAGAGCTATATCGTGAGGGTTTACCTCGCATTATAGGTTCTTCCTTTTGGAAGAAGGGTACCGCAGACATTGTGGATGGAAGTTTATTCACCCACAGTGCTGAGGAACTCCTCAACCTAGAGTTTGGTATTAAGCCGCTAGTTGCCGATATCCGTGATTTTGCTCACGGAATGCTAAACGCTCAAAAGCTTATCAAGCAATTTGAGCGTGATGCAGGCAAACTAGTTCGACGTCGGAGGTCCTTCGCGTTGATCAAGGATGAGACCGATACGCAAGTCTTCTCCAACCTTACGAGCCCGTATACAACGAGCTCTGGTTTGGAGATGTACTACGATTGGTCTTACCTTGGTGGCAAGGTTCGTCGTCGAAGGACGACAACGAAGCGTAGGTGGTTTGCTGGTGCGTTTACGTACCATCTAGGGATAGATCCGTACACGGCTAATCGCCTTGACGTTCTATCCGAGCAAGCCGATCACCTTCTTGGGATCGAGCTTACTCCCTCTACGCTTTATAACCTTGCTCCGTGGAGCTGGGCCGTAGATTGGGTTTCGTCGTTGGGAGACGTAATTTCCAACCTCGAAGACCATATTAAATACGGTCTTGTTATGCCTTATGGTTACATGATGGAACATTCAATTGTTTCAGACATGTACTATTGGGTTGGCGGGACGAATCTAAAATTCGGACCGACATACCCATATCCGATTACTCTCGTTAATGAAACGAAGATACGTCGGAAGGCAAACCCATTTGGGTTCGGGCTAACCTGGGACGCACTTGATGCGCGCCAGCAGTCCATTTTGGCTGCGTTGGGGATAACCCGACGTGGTCATTAGGTTGTTGTACCTAATACCAACGCCAATGGGAGTAGAGACCCTGCTCCTAGGAGTGATGCCATGTCATTCGCCGACCCTCAGTCTGTCACCATTGCGCCGGCCTCCGCGCTGTCGCTTCCCCGCGTTTCCGTGGGGGAGGACATTTCGGAGTACGCCAGCGGTGACGGACTCACCCAGCTGACCGCGTCCCACAAGTATGGGGCGCGGACCCGCAGGATGTTGAGGCTCGATACGTCCAAGCTCACGGCTGACCCGTTCAAGCCGAGCGAGAACACGAAGGTTTCCATGTCAGTTTACATGGTCTTCGATGTCCCGCCGGCCGGGTACACGCCTACCGAGCAGCTCGCAGTGTACACTGGCTTCAAAACCATGTACACGGCAAGCACGGACCTGCTCATCACCAAGCTCCTCGGTGGTGAGTCGTAGACTAAGCATTCCTCGATAAGAGGAAGCCTACGACCGCCCCGATGGGATGGACGAGAGCAGCAGTAACGGCAACGGTCGACATCACGATCGGTCAGATGACCCTCCTGAGATCTTCTATGAAGATCCTCCAGGAGGTCGTCGACCAATCCGAGTCGATCGAGCGTCAGTCAAGGAAACATTCCGAGACCGACGACGCAGTCAAGAGTTCTACATTAGAGTCCATCTCAGCCCAAAGGCTGCGACGGCCCTAGTATTACTTCTGACTGTGTTGACGCGACTGGTTGAAGTCTTTGTCTGGTGGCTCCTTAACGGGAGTCATCAGCCATAGACTTCGTGACATGACTTGGCTAAGGATAGACCACCTCATATAAGGAGGGATCTATGAAAAGCCTGATGTCACTCTGGTCAAGTGTCGCTATGGAAATGGCGACACGATGCTGCACGAGCACCACGCGCGACATAACAACTGTCGAGCGTCGGGTAGAACACGAGGGGTTATCGTTTTTAGCGATAACCCTGGCTGACTATGGAAAGGCCATCCAAAAATGGTTAGACCATGGTCAAGTCGGGCCCAAATCCGATGTCCCATCATTTCGATGGGATCATCGTACAGGTTTCCCCCGATTTCTCGGAGGTTTCCTGACCCGTGTGTTCGACCCTTGTAGTGGTTTGCTTCTGGATGATCCAGATATCGAAGCAATAATTGCTCTTCGTCAGCTAACGCTGATGTTTAGCAAGATTGCTCTTCCCCG